GGCTGGGCGCCTTGACCTCGCTCACCAGCTGGTCAAAGTAATCGGGCCTCACTGCGGCATACCAATGCATGCGGCCAGGCCCGCTGCCCGTCAGCTTCAGGCGCGTTTCAAGGATCAAATCTTTCGCCCGCGTCGTGCCCACAATGAACGTGTCCAGGCTTTGCTTCGATGGCTTGTTCCTGCGGCCAACGTCAGCTTTGCGCGGCGTCGAGAAGATTTCCTTACGGTCGTCCGTCTTCTCGCTTGCGCCCTTCACCGTCATGAAGCGCAGTTGCCTGCGTGGCCGCACAAAACCGTTGACGATCTCGGTGCGGTTGCCGTCCGAGCCGTCAATAGACACGGCGCTGATCTTCATCTCAGAGCCACTGGCATGCACAAACGTGCGTGTCAGCAGCGCGTTCAAGTCCGTCCAGGCGCCGGCTGTGGGCACCAGCGTCGAGCCGTACAGCTCACCCCAGTACACAAGCCAAGACTCTTCACCGCGCCCCCATGCCCTGATCACCACGGCCAGGCGGTCATGCTGCACGTCCACGCCAGCAGTGAGCAACAAGCCGCCCCAAGGCACCGTGAACTCGGCGTAGCCCTCGGCACGCGTCTTGATGTCGCTCGACTCGGGCACATCCGTCGTGTACTCATACGGCAGGCCTTCGGTGTTGTTGCGAAAGCTGCGGATCTTCGTGTCGTCGCCCTGGGCCTCAGCATGCACAGCCGTCAAGTACTTCTTGGCCAGCAGCTCAAGCTTTGAGCCGGGGAACGGGCTGTAAAGCTCGTTGATGTAGAACCCAGCCACGCCATGGAAAGGCGCGCTGGCACGCCATTCGCCCAGCCGCACCGCGCGGTTCTTCTGCGCGTCCGTCCAGATCGACCCGCAGTGCGCGCACATGTAGCCCACGCTGTCAAAGTTCACACGCCCGAACACCTCATGGGGCACGTCAGCCGTGTCAGTCCAGCGCACGTTGTCCCACTGCAGCACCTGGTGCTCACCGCAGTCAGGGCAAGGCACCCAGAACTTGCGCTGGTCGCTCGCCTCATATGCAGCCTGCACACGGCTGGCGCCCTTGATCGTGGGCGTGCCACCGTAGATGACTTTGCGCCGAGGGTAGGTCTTGGTCCGCTCTTCCAGCAGCGTGATCGTGTCCCCCTGCCCCTTCACGTTCTCGTTGCAATCGTCCGGCTCTTCAATGGCCACCACCGGGGCCGGTGTGGACTTCACCGAGCTGGGCGAGTTCGAGGCCACAAGCTTTAAGAAGCCGCCCGGGAACCCCTTGAACGCCCAGCGGTTGTTCTTGTCCCGGCTCTTGCTGATCGGGCCAGCACGGGCGTCGCCTCAACCATCGGCGTGAACTTCTCCGCCTCGAACTCTTTGGCCGCGCCCTCCTTGGCGAACATCACGATCATCGGGCACGGGTCCGTGTGAATGCGCCGCGCGATGTAGTTCAGCAGCACACCATCCGTCCACGCCACCTGGGCCGACTTCATGCACACCACCTTCGGGATGTGCGGATCGTCCAGCGCCTCGTGGATACCTGCCACCCACGGCGTCAGCGTGCCCTTCCACTTACCCTGCTTCGCCGCTGCCTTCGCCGAGAGGTAGCGGTAAGCCGTCGCCCAGGCCGTCGTCGTCAGCTTGATCGGAGGCCGCACCAGCAGCGCCAGCCTGCGGATCAGATCGCGCACCACCTGGGTCGTATCGAGCAAGGTGGTCGAGGGCTGCACGTGTGTACTCTTCAATCAAAGAGCGGTCGATCTCAATGCCGTACAGCGCACTGAGGTCTTCCGCTAACTTGTCATCACGGGACTGCAGCTCAGCGCGGAAGGCCACCACCATGCTGACCAACGCCGGTTCGAGCTGCTGCAGGTTCACAAGCAGCCCGCGCTTCTCGGCCAGCGTGAGCTGCTTGAGTTCACGGTCCACACGCTCTGTCAGCACGCGTTCCTGCACGAGGCTTGAGCCGTCATCACCGAGGTGCCCCGCCGCCTGCCCACGCAAGTGCGCGATGTAGGCCAAGCGCACATCGGCCAGAGAAGCCGTCTTCCAGTTGATCCCCAGCTTGTCCATGTGCCTCGACACTTCGGACTGATTCAGCCCCAGGTGAATGGCGATCTCGGTTTGGGTGGTCATAGGCGTCTGCGGTTTATGGCCCCCCTGGCCCGTCCATAACTAGACGAAATTCGCGGTCATGGTGCCCGCTCTCACACCTCGCCAGGAAGGACCCAAGGCACACATGTGCATGTGCATGCACTCATGCGGTGCAGGCCGAGCGCTCGACTGGTCAGCGTCGTGTCTTGCGACTGAGCCACTCGTGCTCGTGCTCAAGCAGTGCAGGGAATCGCTCACTGATGAAGCGCTGCAATGCAGACTGCACCGCATCGTTAGCCATACCTGATGGGATAGATGGCCCGTACAACTCTTTGATGGGCAGGGCGTGCCAGCTTGCGCTCTTGCCCTGCCCTACCTTCTTGTGCTTTGCGCCAGGCTCACGCACAAACACGCCCTTGTGCCCTGAAGGCATCGTGGCGATGAACGCGCCCGCTATGACCTTGCGCCCCTTGAGCACACTCACTGACACGCCTTTGGCTGTCTCGCGTGCGCTGTACTGGATCAGCGGAATGGGCTTGCCGCTTGCGATCACTGATGCGCGCAATTCGCTTTTCGTGGCCTTGCGTACTTTGATGCCCTTCTTGATCTCACCGATTTTCATGTTGTAGCCAACCGCCCGCACTTCACGCGCGCTTGCCACCTTGGTCTGATCGGCCATTTTGTTCAAGGCGCGCACCGTGGCTTCAGGCATTGACTGCGCTGCAGACAACAACTCCATCACGACATTGCCAGCGTTGGTGTTGACGTTTACCGTGAAGCCGCTCATGAATGGCCCATAAAAAAAGCCCCGACCGAGGCCAAGGCTTGTGTGTGCTTGTTAGGCGCAACTTGCACACCATGCCTGAACTCTACCTGCTTTGTTAATCGTGTAAAACCCCCCGCTATCGAAAGATTGAGCTTCTTGAGTCAGGGCCAACCTCTTTGGGCTGCCACACCGACCACAACATTTTGTGCGCCCGGTCCATACGCTGGCAGTGCACCGCAGTGGTGGTTTGCATGCGCTCTTTTGCCACGCTGGCCCCGTAGACGTAGTGCCACTGGATGGTTTCACGCAAAGGGCTTGGTAAATCGGTGACAGCCTTGTCGGTCTGCCAACACTCTTCGTCATTGAGCGGGATGTTGTAGTTGGGCACGCCATCACTGGGCGCGCCGTTGAACATCGCCAGCGTGCCACCTGGTGAACGTCCACCACGGTCTACCCACTCAGCCCACAACAGCAAGCGTTGTTCAACGTACTGAATTTTGGCCATTGGGCACCACCTTTGGTTCACGCATGACCATGAAGGCCGAGCCGTTCAGCATGGCGAGCCGCAGCACTTCGGCTTCAGGCATCACAGCGGTTTCGGGCGTGAAGGCTGTACCAATGATCTGCCCGCCCTCAAACGCGTAGAAGTGGTTCGGTTGCCCGGACAGAGCCGCCGCAATGCAGGCGTTGCAATGCTCAGCGCCCCACTCTTTGCGCCGCTGGTCAACCATCCCCGCGACCTTGGGCATTTGCTCCCTCAGCCAACCAGGCTTTCTTTGAGTTTGAGTTTTGTCCATGTGTCTTTGACTATTTAAGGAGTGTTGAAGGCACGCTATCTCTCACCCGCGCGACCGTGCCCGTGCGCTCATGTGCACGGCCGCGCTTTGGTATGGACACACAGACATCAATGGACATGGCTCCGCACTGAAGGCCCAGTTCAGCTTTTGCTGATTGCTGGGCCCTCACTGAAAAGTCATGGACACATGGACATCCAGGTGCGCCTGGCCGCTCAATGCACTACATGGCTGTTACCTTGGCGTTCCCGCTGACCTTTTCCGCGCCGCCGCGCGTTCGCTGGTCAGAACGGGATCGCGTCGTCGGTCCCCTCGGGTGAGTTGTCCTGCGTTGGACTGTTGATCGGAGTAGCTGAGGCAGCGGCTTTGGCTGACGCTGCTGCTGAGGGCCGCAACCACACCATGGGCCTGCCGGGCTGGGATGACTTCTTGTCTTCCCATCCCAGGCGGCGCAGTGCCGCTGACGCTTGCTTTTCGTGATACCGGCCAGGGCCGAGCTTCTCGATACCAATACCCAGCTTGCCCAGCAGCGTGACGAGCGTGAACTTGTCTTCGAGCAAGCCTTCGGCGTTTTCGTACAGGTAGCGATATGCCGCGGATTCGATGGCGTTCTCTACCGCGCGCGCACGCTGCTGTGGTTCGAATAGCTCGCGCTCTTCTTGCTCAGTGGGGAAGGTGCGGCGGCGCTCTTGGTAGCGCACCATGGCCTCAGCAAAGAGCTGTTCGCGCTCTTCGATGATCCAAGGTATGTCGATTCGCCTCGTGACGCGCACGGGCCAGAAGCGCCGGTTGCCGGTTGGGTCAGTGAGGTAGTGATCCTCATTGGTGGTGCCACCGAACACAACCTGACGCGGATAGTCGCGTGCACGCCGGTCAAAGCTGGCGCGAAAGTAATCTGATGACGATGCAATGAAGCTTTTGATTTTGGTGACGTCAGCTTTGCCGAAGCTGTCCAGCTCGCCGAACTCATAGAGCCACCGACCTTGCAGCTGCTGATAGCTGTCTTTGTCACCCAGCACCAAGCCCGTGTCGGCAAACCAGTCGCCCGCCAAGGTGCGCAAGAGCGTGGACTTGAGCCTGCCCTGCGGGCCTTCGAGGATCAGCATGTAGTCGAACTTGAAGCCGGGCTCCATGACCCGGCCGCACATGCCCGTGAGGAACCACGTGCCTACGCGTGCGAGATAGCGCTGCAATGGGTCGTTGTCGTCCCATTCATCTTCTTCGAGGCA